CTGGTCGACGTCGACCAGTATGTCCGCCGCCGGATCGCCGATGGCGATGTCATCTCCGCAAAGCCGCCTGTCGCGGCTTCCGAGCCCGTCGAAGACGGCGCGTCGGCCAAGAAAGGCAAGTAAATGGTCAGCTTTGCCGAAATCCCGTACGACTGGCTGAAGCCCGGCGTCTATGTCGAGGTGCGGCCGAACTACGATCGCATGGGCGCGGTTCCCTATCCGTCGCGCGTCCTGCACGTCGTCCAGATGCTGGCGACTGGCTCGGCCGTAGCTGGTCAGGTCTACCGCATCACGCGGCCCGATCAGGGACGTGGCCTGTTCGGCGCCGGCTCGGTCGGCGCCGATATGATCGAGGCCTTCAAGAAAGCGAACCTGACGACCGACGTCTATGCGATCGCCCTGGCTGACGCCGGCGGCGGCGTCGCGGCCGCCGGCTCGATCGCCCTGGCCGGAACCGCGACCGCCTCGGGCGCTCTGCCTGTCTATGTCGGCTCCATGCGCATTCCGGTCGCAGTGTCGATCGGCATGACGGCGGCGCAGCTTGCGACCGCGCTTGCTGCGGCTATCAACGCCATCGCGACGCTGCCTGTCACGGCAGCCGCCGCGACGGGCACGGTGACGCTCACCGCCCGGCACAAGGGCGAGGTCGGCAACGCGATCCATATTTCGATCGCGCGCCGCGATGGCGACGCGATCCCGGCCGGCATCACGCCGACCATCACCGCGATGACCGGCGGCACCACGAACCCGACGCTGCAGACCGCGCTCGATGCCGTCGCCGCCGAATGGTTCACCGACTTCGTCATCCCCTGGGACGATGCGACCAACCTCAGCGCTCTCCAGTCTGAGCTGGCTGTCCGCTACCAAGCCATGGGTAAGAAGGACGGCCATGCCTATGTCGGCCATCGCGGCATCTTCTCCGCGCTGACCACGAAAGGCGGGCTGACCAATTCGCCGTTCATCTCCGGCGTCGGCGCGAAGAACTCGCCGTCGACGCCCTGGGCATGGGCGGCGTCGCTCGCCGGCGTCGCGTCCTTCCAGCTCGCCAACGATCCGGCTCGGCAGCTGCGAGGACTGTCTCTGCCGGGGATCGAGGCGCCGCTCACGGCCGACCGCTTCACCGAGACCGAGCAGGACCTTCTGCTGAAGGGCGGCATCTCGACCTTCATGGCGCAGAGCGATGGCACAGTCACGATCGACCGTGTCGTCACGACCTACAAGGTTTCGCCGCTTGGCGTCGCGGATCGCGCCTGGCTCGACATCATGATCCCGAAGACGGCGAGCCGGATCCGCTACGATTGGGCGAGCTACGTCTCCCTTGTCTATCCGCGCCACAAGCTCGCGGACGACAACAGTCCGGCGGCGGCGGCACGCGACAGCGTCGTCACGCCTGGGCGGATGCATGCCAGCTGGGGCGCGCGCTGCACACTCTATGAGCGCTGGGGCTGGATCGAAGGCGCCAGCGACACCGTCGCGCAGTCGACATTCGAGCGCGACGACAGCGATCGCAACCGCCTCAACGCCAGCCAGCAGATCCGCATCATCGGCAATCTGATGGTGCTGGCGGCAGCGCTCGAGTTCCAGGTCTAGGAGACGGCATATGGCACAGGTTCTCGGCATCATCGATATTCTCTGGCGGGGGTCGAACATCCCCGTCGAGAAGGGCGCCAAGTTGAAGCTTGGCGGCATCAAGAACAATCCGGTCACGTTCGGCCGCAAGGTGGCGCGCGCCCAGGAGTTCATGGGCTCGGAAATCACCGCGACGACGAATCTCGAACGCGGCATTTCGTACGGCGCGATCTACTCCGAGGGCGAAGGCGAGCTGCAGGTCACCTGCGACACGGGGCACATCTACACGTTCCCCGACGCCTTCCTGACCGACATCCCCGAAATGACCGGCGGCGAGGGCGGCAAGCTCGAAATGAAGTGGTCGGCCGGCGACTATGAAGAGGTCATGCGCTGATGGGCACGGAAAGCCACGCGGTTATCGATCTCGACGAAGATCGACACACTCCGGTTTTGGGCTCAACCGGTAGCGGCACGATCGTCGAGGAAGGCGCCACGTCTGTCGTCGACGAGGACGCGGATCTCGGCGATGGCATCCCGGCCCGCGCTCGACGTAACGGCAACGGCTCGATCACGCTGCCGCTTCGCTATCCGGTGACGCTCACCATCAAGTCGGCCACGAACGGCACCCGCGACGAAACCTATGCGGAGTTGACCTTTCATCGCCTGACGGGCGCGGATCTCCGCGCCATGGACGCTGCCTCGGCGCAGAGCAAACAGGTCGTGTTCCTCGCCCGTTCGACGCGGATCCGCGAGGCCGTCATGAACGTGCTGTTCGACAAGATGGATGGCGGCGATCTGCTCGATGCCGGGAATGTCGTCGGCTCTTTTTTTCCGAGTGGCCCGAAGGCTGGCCGGTTTACCTAGCCGGCATTGCCGCCAATACCGGCTTCAGCGCGGCCGAGATCGAAAGCTTCGATCTCGACCGCGTGCGCTTCTGGTGGAACGCCCTCAACACCTACTTCGAACGGTCTAGGGAGGACTGAATGGCCGGCAAGCAGCTCAAGGTCTCTGTCCTCGTCGATCTGATCGATCGGCTCTCGTCGCCCCTCAATCGGGTCGTCGGCCGGATAGGCGGGCTCGGCCGACAGGTCGGCGTTCTCGGTGCCGCGATGGCTGCATTCTCGTTTGCCCAGCCGATCGCCCAGGCTGCGCAATGGGACTCGTCGCTGCGGAATATCGGCATCACGGCCGGATTGTCAGGCGCTGCGCTCGATCGAATGATCAGATCTTCTGGCGGTCAGTATGAGCGGCTGGCGCTTCAGGTCGGCCAATCGTCGGCCGACATTGCCGCAGGTGCGAACACACTCATAGCCGCAGGCATGGATACTAAGCGGATCGATAATCTCTTGCCGATCATCGGCCGAGTATCGACCGCCGCAGATGCAGCATTCCAGGATATCTCGAAAACTGCGTTCGCTCTGTCTGACGGGCTCCAGGTGCCGGCCGACCAGATGGAAGGCGCATTGGCATCGCTCGTCGTCGCCGGCAAGGCAGGCCGCTTCGAGCTGGCGGATATGGCGAAGTTCTTTCCGGCACTCACCGCCCAAATGGCCAATCTTGGCGTCACCGGCCGTGAGGCTGTGACGACGCTCGCCGCCGGCCTCCAGATCGCGATGAAGGGTGCGGCTGATCCGGCCGAAGCCGCCAACAACATGAAGAACTTCCTCGCCAAGCTTTCGAGCCCGGAGGTCAAGCGCAACTTCGAGAAAATGGGTGTCGACCTCAGCGGCGTCATGAAAGACGCTGTTGCCAAGGGCATCAATCCGATCGAGGCCGTAATTCAGAAGGTCTCGAAACTCACGGGTGTGAGTGCCGCCGATATCTCGAAGGCCTTTGCCACCGCAAAGAAGAGCGGGCTCACCGATGCCGCCGCACTGGCGAAGGTCGAGGAACAAGTCCGGAAAATTGGGGGAGCCGACAAACTCGCCAACCTCTTTGGCGACCAGCAGGCGCTGTCATACCTTCTGCCCTTCTTGGCCAACATGCAGGAATATACGCAGATTGCCCAGGAGGCGGGCAAAGCGACCTCGGCCGCTACCGACACGGACTTCGCCAGCCGGATGGCCGGGCTGGAAAAGAGGCTGCAGCGCTTCAGCGAGATTGCTACCCAATTTGGTCGCCGCGTCGGCTTTGCGTTCGCGGAAAACCTCGGCTGGATCAGTGCTGGCCTGGATGGATTGCTGAGTGTCATCGCCGTCTTGGATGCTGCGCTGCCCGGCTCCGTCGACACCATCCTAATGCTCGCCGGCGGCTTCATGGCGCTGGTCATCGGCCTTGGGCTGCTGGCGCCCGCGCTCTCGATTGTAGGCGCTGGCCTCGGCGTCATCGGCGCGATCGTCGGCGTGATCTTCTCGCCCTTCATCCTAATCATCGCGGCGATCGCGGGCGCTGCAGCCATCATCATGGCGGACTGGGCGTATTTCGCGCCGTTCTTCCAGCGGCTCTGGCTCGGCATCAAGCAAACCTTCCGCCAGGCGCTGGACGCTCTCAAGAGCCTCTTCAGGGGCGACTTCGCCGGCTTTAAGCGGGGCATGCTCGCCGCCTGGGAGAGCCTGAAGGCCAGTGCCTCGGCCGGATGGGATATCGTCAAGGGCGTCTTCTTCAAGCTCATCGAGCGCATGAAAGGCATCGACTGGTGGTCAGTCGGCAAAGCGATCATCACCGCGATCTGGTCTGGCCTCAGCTATGTCGGCAGCCTTCCCGGCCGAGCGCTCTTCGCCCTCGGCCGGGCCTTTCTCGACTATGACTGGATGGCAATCGGCAAGGATCTGATGTTGCACATCCTTGCCGGCCTCATGTGGATCGCGGATGTCGGCGCGCGGTTCGGGCGCTGGCTCGGCGATCAGATCATGAGCGTAGACTGGGCCGGCATCGGCAAATCCATCATGCAGGCGATCTGGGACGGCATGAAGTCGCTCGGCGGCGCGATCGCCGATTGGTTCGCGCAGACCTTCAAGTTCACGCCGCAATTTGCGCCGCGCACCGGTGGCGCTGGACAGCCGACGGCCGATCCAACGTCGTTCAGCCCCGGCGGCGCCGAGCCGCTCGGAGGCACGGGCGGTGGCGGACAGCCGCTCGGCGGCACCAACGGCCTGAAGCGAGCGGCGTCGAACACGACTGTCGATGGACACATCGTCGTCACGGCCGACAAAGGCAGCCAGGCACGCGTGGTGAAGCAACCCAAGGGCCGCGTCGCGCTCGTCGCCGATCGCGGCCTCGTGCTGGGACGAGCCTGATGAGCATTCTCGATATCGACGGTCTGCTGCCGGGGCTGTTGCCGGCGGCCTATCGCGGCAACACCTTCTGGATGCCCGATGTCAGCCACGAGGCCGGCCGCCGCACGCTGGTGACGCTCTTCCCCGGCATCGACGCGGCGGCCTTCGACGACCAGGGCCGCCACGACGGGCCGATACAGGTCACCGGCCTTGTCATCGGCGACGACTATGTCGCCCAGGCGCTGGCGCTGCAGGCGGCATTCCAGACCGCAGGACGTGGGACGCTGCTGCATCCCTGGCTTGGCGAGATCTCCGTCGTCATTGCCGACCCGGCTCAGATCCGCTTCGGCTCGCGGTCGCTGCGCCTGGTGCAGTTCGAGGTGTCCTTCTTCCGTGCCGACGTCGCCGGCGCCGGGATCTTCGGTACGCTGGCCGGCCTGCTCTCAGCTGTCGCATCGCTCGCCGCGATTCCCGGCCAGATCATCTCCGCGGTTGTCTGTATCAGCGTCATGGCCGTGGCGACCTGGACGAGCGTCAGCACGATGGCATCGTCGATCGCCGGCTTGCTCGACACGACGATTGCCAGCTCGGCCGCCGCTCCGGCCTTGACCGAGGCGACGCTTGCGGACCGCGCCGTGCTCTCATCCGCGATATTGGGCGCGGCGGGCGCCAGCACAGCGACGGCGATCGCAACCGGCATCAACGCGGTGGTGCAGTCGATCGGCGCGACGGCGATCGGCGCCGAGCCATCGGCGATCGGCGCGGCCAGCAGTGCCCCAAGCGCGGCCGTGCTCGGCGCCCGCTCCGGCGCGGCGCTGTTGCTCGATCTCGCGTCCGGTATCAACGCGCTCGGCGCGCCTGGCACCTTTGCGCTTGGGCTCCGGATCGCGGCCGAGGTTGCGGTCATCGCCGAGGCTGTGCGCGTTGCGGCCGAGATCGACTATGAGAGCCGACAGGATGCGAGCAGCTGGCGCGACGAGCTCGCGGCCGCGATCGACAGGGCCAGCGACGGGGCGGCGGCGATTGCGCCGGCAGCGCCGGCGGCCGCCGCGATCGCGCGCGACCGGCTCGCTGCGGTGCGCGCCGCTCTTGGCCGCGACATGAACGAGATCATCGGCCGGCTGCCATCGGTCTATACGATCACGCCGGCCGGCCCCGTCTCGGCATGGCTGATCGCGCAGCATGTCGCCGGCAACGATCCGTCGACGGTTGTCGGCACATTCGACGACATCGTGCGCCGCAATCGCCTCAGCCATCCCGGACTGATCACCGGCCCTGTCGAGGTTCTGGCATGAGCGATGTCCTTTTCGGCGTCACGACGCGGCGCGTCGCGCTGCATTTCGCCGGCCAGGTCTTCGACGAGTGGACCCGGATCGAGATTGTCCGCTCGATCGATGACATTTCCGGTTCGTTCTCGCTTGAGCTTCGCGATGGGGTGCGCTCGATTTCAACATGGCCATTCGCGACGCTCGCCGGCCTCGCGCACCGCTCCGACCTCTGGTCAGAGGTCAAGCTGACGATCGACGGCGAGACGGTGCTCATCGGCTGGATGGACGAGATCGACCCCTTCGCGGGCGAGGGGCAGGCCTTCGTCTCATGCTCGGGGCGCGACAAGACGGGCGACCTGGTCGACTGCGCCGCGACGGTCGACGGGCCGGCCGAGTACCGCAACGTCACCGTGCTGGAAGCCGCGAAGCGGATCTGCAAGCCATTCGGCATTGCCGTCCGCGCCGATGCGGATGTCGGCGAGCCCTTCGACCGCGTCGCGATCGATCCCGGCGAAACAGCCATGTCGGCGATTGAGAAGCTTGCCCGCCAGCGCGCGTTGATCATCACCTCGGACGGCGTCGGCGGGCTGCTCTTGACCCGATCCGGCAAGACGCGCGCCTCGGGCACGCTGACCTTTCCAGGAAATGTTACTGAATCCGGCGGCGCCTTCAGCGCCCGCGACCGGTATTCGGAATATGTCGTCAAAGGCCAGGCCGAAAAGGCAGGCGGCGCGCGATCCAAGACAGCCACGCTCGACGCGACGGCGGAGCCGCTCACG